AGCACTATTAGAAGCGCTTGTTGAGGGCGCTACCCAACCAGAACCACTATAAACCTTTAATTCGTTATTTGTTGAATTATAGTAAAAAGTACCTACAACTAAAGCATTACCATCATTATCAGTTGTTGGATCGCTTAACTTAGTACCTAAGAACCTATCATCAAAGTTATCATAAATTGTCTCAACAGAGGCCAAGCTTGCTGCTGCGTTTGCTGCGCTATTAGAAGCACTTGTAGCACTGTTAGCAGCGTTAGTTGCATTAGTTGCTGCGCTTTGCTGTGAAGTAGAAGCGTTTTGTTCTGATACTGCCGCTTGTCCTGCAGAAACTACTGCATTAGAAGCTGCATTTGATGCATTAGCCTCGCTTTGAAGTGCATCTGATGCCGAGTTAGCAGCGTTAGTTTCACTAGTTGCTGCGTTTTGTTCTGAGGTGGCCGCATCTGCTGCCGAAGTAGAAGCATTACTAGCTGAAGTAGCAGCGTTGGTTTCAGAACTTGCTGCTGCACTAGCACTAGAAGCCGCTGCTGTAGCACTAGAAGCTGAACTAGTTGCGCTTGTTGAAGATGCACTAGCAGAGTTAGCTGCATTAGTCTCAGAAGTAGCCGCATTTGTTTCGGAGGTTGCTGCTGCAGTCTCACTTGCCAGAGCATTGCTCTCTGAAGTAGACGCATTAGCCTCCGAGGTGGCTGCATTAGTAGCACTAGAAGCGGCATTAACTTCGCTAGTAGCAGCGTTAGATTCTGAGGTAGCTGCGTTAGTAGCACTTGTAGCTGCCTCTTCTGCAGGATATTCCCAAGAAGTGCCATTATAGACACCTAGTTCATTTGTTGTTGTATTAAAAAACAAAGCCCCTGTTAATAATGCATCTCCGTCATTATCTACTGTAGGTGCAGAAGTTTTATTGCCTAAATAACGATCATCAAACTGGTCATAAAGAGATTCTAAAGAATCAATATATTCGGAACCACCAACGTTAGTATCTGATACTAAGTCTCCATTGGCTCTACGAATAACAATATGTAAGTCACCGTTACTATCCATGTAGGCTTGTGTAACAGAATCACCCTTTGTACCTTGTGAGCCTACTCTTGAAAGAGTAACACTATTCTCTTGAACTTCAGTTGTTACTGTGTAGTCGTTATTATTTATAGAAACGGTATAGTCAGTCATTTATGTAGCCTCCGTAGGAGAGTAACGAACTTCAACTAATCCTCTCATTGGCTTCCAGATCTGTTGATCATTACCAGTTCCAGGGTCTGCAACTTGTAGCCCAAAGAAACCATAAGCAGGTTTTCCTGGAGTTGGCCCTTGAGTCCATGTATCAGTTAAATCTTCAGGAATAACAACTTCAAATTCATTATCAGTTGCATCAGAATCAATAATAGGTAGTGTTGTTACAACACCTCCAGATCTTGCTTCTTCAGGGATAGCCCCTGATCCCGAGTTATCACCTTCTACAACTTTGGCTGTTAAAGTATGACTTGTTAAGTTTGTAATCCACCCTAGCGTTACTGCTATGCGAACTTGTTCACCTTGAACAACAGATATTAAGACACTACCGTCATCTGTTATCAAGTCTTTTGACGTTGACCTTATATTTGAACGTGGCATTTTATCCTCCTGCCGATCCTCAGATGGGCTTTATTTTTATTTTTATTTAATACCTAAACGTAATTTAAGAAGCTTTTGATAGCTCTTAATATTTGCTCCTTTTGCAGGAGTCATTGATTTTGCACGTTTAATAGATGCACCTCCTTTACCTCTAGCTTTCGGGCCAAGTTTTGTTCCTTTAACATTTCTGTTATAATTAAGATTTGCCTTTTTACGACGACTTGAACCCCTGCCGCCAGAACCAGAAGTCATTTGTGAATAACCTGCTCTTTTAATTAAGCTAGCTCCAAGTCCACCTTTAGACTCAATCTTTCCAAGACCCTTACGAGCCGCTGCAGAAGCTTCTTGTGCTTTTTGTAATGCTGCCTTTTGAGCAGCCGAACCCCATTTTTTAAACATAATATTTTCCTTTAAAATCCAAATCCTCGTGTAGTAGACTTTGTACCAGCACGAATAGGGTAAAGATACTCAACAGCATACCGCAAGGCATCTGTCCAGTGTTCTACACCTTCTTTTTTATCAATTGTAGCTGAATCAGGATTAGACTCAACCCACTGTGTTCTTTCAATAGATTTAATTGTATTAACGCATTTAGGGTGTACCAGCATATCAATATCACCGTTAGCATTTTTAAACTTTTTGTTTACTGCCGCTACAGAATCAATAATAGGTGGAGCCTTGTTATGTGCTCTCGTCACTATTCCATGTGTTTGTAATATAGAAAAATCAGTAGTTCCTACTGCAGCACTGCTTTTACGTGCTCTTCCAGCAGGGTCAGGATAAGATATAATACGATGCCCTTGGTATTTACTTGTTAAAGCTTTAGCCAAGGTTTCAGTATCAGGGTGTCCCTGCATCTCATCTAGTATTTGTATTTGATTTCCTCTAATAGCAAAAATAACAGAGGCCATAATGCCTACGTTAAAGTCAATTGCTACGTGTATATCCTCGTTATCATCAAAGGGCTGCAACCCTTTATCAATATGTTCTTTACGATTAAATGTATAAAACACATTATTACCAGAGTCTTCGAAGCTTGCAGTATACTCTCTGGCGAATTTTAAAGGATCTAGTGTTAATTTAATTCTATCTATTTCTTCTTCATCAAGGAAGGGAGAGTCTTTATAAGTGTAAGTATAACTTTTCCAATCACTATCACTGTCTTGTCTATTATACATTTCATA